ACAAGCTGCAGGCGATGGCTTATGAAGATCACCTCTACACAAGAACTTCTCACTACTCGTATGAAATCATCGATAATCAAGTGAAAATCTATCCTGTTCCTGACTCTGTAACGGATTCTAAGTTCTGGTTTAGATTTACGGTCGCAGGTAACGATGCATTCGAGGACTCAAATGGAGACAACGGTGTTGATGGCGTAAATAACATGAACACAATGCCTCTCGGGAATATTCCATTCGAAAGCATAAACTCAATTGGTCAGCAATGGATCAGAAGATTCGCTCTGGCGCTCTCAAAAGAGACTCTAGGGCAAGTTAGAGGCAAGTTTGGCGGTAATGTACCAATCCCAGGAGACAGTGTCTCTCTGAACGCCTCAGACCTCCTGTCGCAAGCTTCAACAGAGCAACAAGCGCTTAGAGAAGAACTCAACAAGCAGCTTGACGAGATGCTTTACTCTAAACTTGCCGAGACAGACAAGGCCATGGTCGATAATATGGATGCTATTGTTCAAAAAGTTCCTTTGCATATCTTCGTGGGGTAAATAAATGAGTAAATGGGAAAGACCAACGCAACCTCCATCTCCACTATTCCTCGGAGAAAAGGAAAAGAACCTTGTAAAGCAGGTAAACGACGAAATCATCGAAAGAGTTGTTGGCCAACAAGTACTTTACTTCCCAATTGATCTCGAGACCACACCATACCACCCATTATACGGAGAGGCAATAGAAAAAAACTTTTTGCATCCGGTTCGAGTGTTTGCTCTTGTTAGTTATAATGGAGTTGAGACGACTGATTTGGAGAATATGGCGATCGATAAGGCCACAAAGATAACGGTCAACTTTCATAAGCGTAGATTGACGGAAGATCAGAACCTGTTTGTCCGAGAAGGAGACTTTGTAAGGTTTGGATCAATATATTACGAAATAGTAAAGCTAAATGAGCCGAAGCTATTGTTTGGACAACCAGAAACTAGGTTTGAGATATCGGCAGACTGTATAAGAGCAAGGGACGGACTATTCAATGCAGAATAATGAAATACCACAAGTCGCATCGACGCTAGAGAACATAGACACCGCTGTTTATCAGTTTGTAGATAAGAAAGTAGACATACACACGACAACAAACAAAGGTCGCGAGAAGGTAAAGGTGTTGTGGCTCGGAACAGAGAGAGCATTTCAGATTAAGAACAACAAAGAGCTAAGAGATGGCGTTGGAAAGTTAAGACTTCCTCTCCTGACCGTATCTCGAACATCTGTGTCTCGTGATGATGACTTTAAAGGGTCTTTTCAACTGACCTATGCTCACGAAGTAATAAACGGGCAAAGCTATATCCCAATCAAGACAGTCATCAACCAAGAGAAGACTCAAAACTTTCAAAATGCAGACCAACACAAGAAAACGCAAGGGCAAAACATTGGGCTCCCAAGCTCAAAGAAGGTTGTATACGAAACTCACTACATCCCGAAGCCTGTATATGTTACTTGCATGTTTGAGATCAACATTAGAACAGAATATCAACAACAGATGAATGAGATTCTATCGAATTTCATTCCTGAAAACAAGAACTATATTGTTGTCGAGAACGAAGGCTATCAATACGAAGCATTCATACAAAACGACTACAGCATAACCAACTCAACCAACCTTGGAGAAGAAGAGAGAATGTTCACCTCTAAGGTTCAAATAAAAGTATTAGGATACATAACGGGTCCTCAGAAAAACAACCAACCTTTCGCCTTAAAGAAAGAATCGGTGGTTGAAGTCAAAGTTTCTCGAGAAAAGGTCATTGTAGGCGACTCAAAGCCATGGGACAAGACCGGCGAGAAATTTAGAGATTTATGACTTTGGGCTTTTATTTGACTATTTACTAGGAAAATAAATTTTAATAGGAGAAAATTAATGCCTACCAAGTTTGACTTTGTGTCTCCCGGAATTGAACTGCGCGAGATCGACCAATCACAAGTAGCCCCTGTACCTGAAGCTGATGGATTGCTTCTTATCGGTAGATCTAGAAAAGGGCCCGCAATGAAACCTGTAAAGGTTAACAGCTTGGAAAACTTTATCGAAGTTTTTGGAACTCCAATGGACGGCGTTAAAGCTTCAGATCCATGGCGACAAGGAAATACCGGTGCTGCTTCTTATGCTGGATATGCTGCGCAAGCTTATCTTGCTTCTGGTGTTGGTCCGGTTAAGTTCATTAGACTTGGCGGTCTCCACAATGATACAGAGAAAGCTGGTTGGGGTATCAGTCAAGAAGCTTTTGCAGCTGGAATGGCTGCTGCTGATTATACAGGCTCTCTCGGTCTCTTTGTGGCTCCATCTGGTTCTGGTGCAGAAATAACAGGTACGCTTGCTGCTGTATTTTATACTAACGGAAACCAACTTGGATTGTCTGGTAAAGCATTTTCCGATGGAACAACAGACATTGTTGCTTCTGCGAGTACTTTCGTTATTGGCGATGGTGGGCAGTTCACGTTGAACGTCTCCAACTCCTCCGGAGACCAAGACTACACTTTTAACTTTGACAAAAATAGCGTTAACTTCATTCGTAACGTATTCAATACAGATCCGACCCAATATGATGCGACTGATGAGTCATACTTCTTAGGAGAAACATTCGAGTCTCAAGTTCAAGACTTGGGCGGAACTGATTTGATTGCCTTCGTCGCAGGTCTCGGAGGATCGACAGCTAGCTCTTCTGAGTGGGTCACTTTTGAATCCGAATTGACCAGTTCTAAAACTGGATGGTTCACCGGCGTAGCTCCTTCAAACAAAAAACTATTCCGAATTGCAGCTATCGACGACGGTGCTCAATTCCAAAGAGAGTATTACATTGTAGTAAAAGACTTGAGTGAAGCTTCTGTATCTAAGAAGAACGCTACATTCACAATCGAAGTTCGCAAGTATGGACAAAACACTTATGTTGAGAAGTTCGCAAACCTTACTCTTAACCCAGACTCTCCTAACTTTATCGCAAAGAAAATCGGAGATTTCCACCAATACTGGGAAGAAGGAACAGATGGAAATCCTGGTAAGTTCACAGTAGACATCAAGAAGATGAATCCAAACAACTCAAACCTTATTAGAGTTGAACTTGCAGAGGGCTCTACTCTCTCTCCTTCCGATCTTCCTGTTGGATTTGTTGGGCCTCTTAAGAGAGATGATGTAGACTTTGCTCACAACGAAGCTGCTCTGGTTGATGGTTGGATTTATGGCTCTTCTTCTGTTCCAAATGGAAATGCTAACGGCGTTCTTGTAGACAAATCCAGAACCTCGGTTAACTATAAATTTAAGCACCCAACTCACCTTCTTACAACCACAGGTAAATACTTGGGCACTAGAGATTATCCTGCTGGTGAAGTATTTGGATTGCGCTGGAAAGAGACTGCCGGTATCGATGAGACAATCGGGGATGTTGGTCTTCTCAGAAGCTCAGATGCTTTTAAAATGCACCTCGATGAGACTGCTGCTGTAAGCGATGCATCATACTTCTTCTCGTTAGAGTATATGCAGTCATCGTCTACTTCTACAACTTCATTCTACTTTGACCCTGATCTAACAACTTCTAACATTGGAGATATCAGCGACATTATCAAAAAAGGAATCAAGCAGTTTGCTGCTCCTTTCTTCGGTGGGTTTGACGGAGTAAATCAACTGCTCGACAATCCTTTCAACGAAGCTCGCTTGGATGAAGACAAATACGAAAGACACTCTGTTTTCCAAACTCTCGAGATGATCGAAGACCGAGACATCATCCGTTATGACCTCGTATCTATGCCTGGTGTTACAAATGAACGTATCATCGGAGATCTGTTGCGACAAACAGAAGCTCGCGGAGATGCTTTGGCTATCGTCGACTTGGACGGAATCTACCAATCCCCAGAAGATTATGGTACCGAACTCGGAAACGATTTAGATATCGACAAAGTAATCACGACCATCAACGCCATGGCTCTGAACACTTCTTATGGTGCTACTTACTACCCTAACGTTCGCCTCAGAGACACTTTAAATGGAAACGGGTCTGTTCTATTGGCTCCTCCTTCTGTAGCTGCTATCGGCGCTATTGCGAAGTCTGAGAGCGATACTCAACCATGGTTTGCTCCTGCAGGATTCCAACGTGGTGGACTTAACCCTCTTGGTGGAACTGGTGGACCAACTGTTCTTGGTTCAGCTGAGCACTTGACGAAGTCTGACCGTGATAAGCTTTACGAAGTAAACGTCAACCCAATCGCTCGCTTCCCTGCAACAGGCGACACTGTAGTGTTTGGACAAAAGACCCTTCAACAAGATGCATCTGCTCTTGACCGAATCAATGTTCGTCGTCTGATGAACTACCTCAAGAGAGAAATCGGAGATATCGCTGATACAATCTTGTTTGATCAAAACGTACAAGCAACTTGGAACCGCTTCAAGTCTCGCGCAGAAGAAGTTCTTTCTCAGGTTCGCTCAGATTACGGTATCACAGAATACAAACTCGTTCTCGACGAAACAACAACCACACCAGACTTGCAAGATAGAAACATCTTGTATGCAAAGGTATTCGTCAAGCCTGCCCGCGCTATCGAGTTCATCGCAGTTGACTTTGTTATCACTCAAAGTGGCGTAGAATTTTAATAGACACTAATTACAGATAAATAGGAGAATCTAAATCATGTCATTTTGGACCGAAAACACAACAGAACCTAAAAGAAATTTTAGATGGAGAGTAACTCTTGGCGGTGCATTCGCAGCATCAGCATCAGGCGGTATCGTATGGTGGGCAAAGACAGTAGACACTCCAAGCTTTACAGTTACTGATGTAACTCACTCATTCTTCGACAATGAATATAAGTTTCCCGGACGTGTTCAATGGCAAGATGTTAACATGACTTTGGTTGATCCAATTTCTCCTAACGCCGTTCAAATGACGAACCAAATCATCTTGAACTCAGGCTACAGCGTCAAAGGCTCGCAAGAGTTTGGACAAAATCCAACCTCCATCACTAAGGTTGGAGCCAACTCTGCAATGGGTAACGTTCTTATCGAGATTCTCAAAGGTGACGGAACTCCAGTTGAAACTTGGACTCTTAACAATCCATTCATTACTTCTGTTAAGTTCTCGACTCTTGACTACACCAACGATGATATGAGAACAATCGACTTGACTCTCAAGTATGACTGGGCAAACTGCTTGCATCCAGACAACAAGTTCGGAGATCAAATCCAATTCCCTAAGCCTGGTGAGCAATAAGGAGTCTAGATGACCTTTTGGAACGTCAGCGGAGAAAAGGCCCTCCAACCAAAGCGCAACTATCGCTTTAGACTAAGTGATTCTGGTAATACGCAGTGGTTTTGGGTAAAGTCCGTTGACAAACCATCATTCGACGTTTCCAACAACGAGTATCAGCTTATCAATCATAAGTTTAAGTATCCCGGAATCGCAACATGGAAGCCGATCTCAATCACGGTTGTTGATGTGGGCTCAGAGATCGACTCTTTACACAGAGAGCTGTTGCTAAATGGCTATCAAAACCCTAGCGATGGTGTTATGGAAGGTTTGGCCAAAGACTATCAAGGCCTGCTGAACCAAATAACCATAGAGCAATTTGATGGCGTAGATGGGAACATTGTAGAGACTTGGACTTTATATGGAGCCTTTCTCACATCCCTATCAATGTCGAAGCTCGACTATAGCAGCGATGACTTGTCTGAGATTACAATTGAAATAGCTTACGACTACGCCAAACTAACTTAATATACTGGAGGTATAATGGGAAGAAATTCCGACCGTCTTGGAATAGACAATAAACCAGAGTCCGCAGAGGCTCCACCAACAATGAGCCCGCTAAACTTTGTGGCTCCCACAGAACTCGTTGACCTTCCATCAAAAGGACTAGGCTATCCAGAGAATCATCCTCTCAACGGAAAAGAGTATATCGAGATTAGATACATGACGGCAAAGGACGAAGACACCTTGTCCAACCAATCTCTTCTTAAGAAAGGAATTGCACTCGAGAGAGTATTGGAAAACATCATTGTA